CGATCTGCTGCCGTCGGTCGAGGTCGGCCTCCTCGTCCGGGTTGTTCTTGATGATCTTGTCCGCCTCGAAGTGGCCCACAGCTACCTACCCTCTAACCGATGTAGCCAGGCGTCGGACCAGAGGAGATGGCGTTAGCCAACTTCTCCTCAACCTCTCTCCACTCGTCCTTACCCTCCTGACGAAGCTCTGCCGCGTCGGTCTCGATGTTGCCACCAGGGCCTTTGATCGGGCCCTTCGATCCAAGCGTGCGTGCGAGGAAGTACTTGGCGCGCGCCGTGGCGGCCTTCAAGAACTCGCTCACCTGGTCGTAAGGGACCTCTTCGAGCTTCATCTCGCGCGTGACCAGCGCCATGATGCGCGTGTCGCGTCCAGGCGACGAGACGTAGAGCAGTCGGTCAGCCGGGTTCCAGAACCAGTCAGGCCGGGAGCCCGTAAGGCGCTCGTAACGGCGCTGAGCTACCTGGAGTTGGAAGAAGAGACGCGGGCCCTCGAAGCCCCACCGAAGGTAGTAGCCCTCCAGAAAGCCGGTTCGCGGACCCACAACACGCCTGTCGCGGTCGGAGAAGTCGACTCGCACCACGCTGCGCATGTACTCCGGGCTGGCCGGAACGGTGCGCGCTTCGTCTGCGAAGAACGAGATTATGACCGTCTCAGCGGAAGGGATGTCGAACGGGTACCACGCCCGGCAAGGGCGATAGCGGTTCCACAGTTCGAGGGCCCGCCGCAGCGCCGCGTCAAGCTGGTTGACCGACAACTCAGGGTCGACACCGTCGCCTCCAAGCTCCTCCAGAATGCGGCGGTGCCACTCCTCGCGGGTGTATCCCGTGGTCCCGGCCTTAGACGGGTACGAGACCGCCGAACCTACCGGCTCGACGGCCCCGCCTGTCGTGTTCCCGTCACCGGCCGCCACAGACCTACCACTCCAGGCCGTGGTCGATACCCTGCTCGTTCCCGACCAGGATGCGCATGAGGTCGCCGGTGACCTCCTCGTCCTCAGCGATGTGCTCTTCGGGATCGATCCCGAGGAACTTGCACCACTTCTCCAGGTCCGCATTCTTGGCGCGGATCAGCTTGCGCTTGCTGGTGGGGAGCGGCTTGTGAGGCTCTTGGGGGCCCTCAGCGCCCTCCTCGGGCGGTGAGTAGCCCGGCGGCAGAAGAGAGCCCTCAGCAGGCTCTGCGGGCGTCTCAGAAGCCTCCTGGGGAGCCTCCTCAGCCGTGGACTCCACCGTAGCCTCCTCGACCGGCTCCGGGGTGGGCTCAGGAAGCACCGCGCCGCTGGACGAGCGACTGATGGGCTGCTCGTCCACGTCGTCCAGCCTCGGGCGCTGGGTGGCGGGACCCGCGTCGCGGTTACCGCCGGGGATGACCGGCACACCCTCGTCCACGCGGAACGGCTTGCCCGTCCTCACGTTGACCGGGGCGCGCTGCGGCGTGGCCTCGTCCGTCCCGGGGCCTTGCGTCTCCGGGAGATTGCCCACGGTGCCGACGCCGTCAGGGATCGAGTCCAACACCGACTTGTTCGGGGTAGTCCCCGCCCGGTGCGTACCCTTGACCCCCTTCGAGTCGTGCATACGACCGTGGGACATGATGGTGGTTCTGGTGATGCCTCGACGCGCCATGTTAGATCCCCTGGGCGGCGCGCTGGAGCGGGGTCTTGTCCGACGCCGGGTTGAACGGCATGGGCTGCTCACCACCCTCCTGAGCCGACTTCTTACGCATCTCCGCGATCCAGTCGGGCTCGCGGTCACCGATGCGGATGTCGCGGATCTTGTTCACCTGCTCCAGCCGGACCTTGTCGACACGCCGCAGGGGCTGGAGCCCCGGCAGATGACCGATAAGGGTCAGGTAGTAGGCGCCACGACGGCGGTCGCCAACCTCCAGGCGGTGCGGGTCGGTGACGGCGTGGGGTGCGCTCACGACGACCGGCGCGTTGCCGATGTTCACGACCACGTCCTCGGGCGCGTCCTCGTTCGTGTACGCGTAGAGCTTGGGGTCGTCACTGACAGTGGGCTCACCCACCCCAGCCGTGTTCTTCTGCTTCTCGATCATGATGAAATGGCCTCCTGGGACCAGTGTAACAAGGTGCGGATCAGTCCTCTATACGTGAAAGAAACGAGGCGAGGGTCAACACCCCCGCCTCGCCCCCCTCCTCTCCTGAGCCGGACAGCCCAGGTCCTAAAGATTCACCAACTGCCCAGTCGCGATCATGTCGCTGTCGATGACCTTGATCGTGTACTCCGACAGCAGAGCGAAGTCCTTGCGGAAGCCGCGAACGTGGACGGGCGCCTTGTAGAGCGGGACGTAGTCGCCCTTGATCGCCGCGGTCGAGACGAACTCGGGGCCGCGGTAGGTCAGCAGGAACTGGTCACGCGGGTAGGTCGGGTCCACGAACACGTCGATGTCGTGGTCGGTCAGGCGGCCGAGGAACCGCGGACCCGCGATACCGTCGTTCGCGTAACGCTGGCCCTGCCAACCGTCCTGGAACGCGATGGCGAACGCGATGCTCGGGTGGATCACCATGACGTTGGGCCGGGTCGTCTGAGTCGCCTCGTAGACCAGGTCCTGGAGCCGGGTGATGAACAGGTGCAGTGTCTTGAGATGGTCACGGTAGCTGACGCCGGTCGGGGCGGTGTTGTCGAAGACGATGGCACCGCCAGTCGCCTGCTTCCGAAGCTCATTCACGACGTGCTTGAACGTCTCCTGCGAGATGAGACGGGCACCGGCCTCCACGATGGTCGGCTCCGCATCGATCCCGAAGTCGTTCATGAAGTCCATCACCGCCTGCTGGCTCCAGGAGGCGCCCAGGGCACGCGGACGCGCCTCGACGTTCTCCGCCCGCAGGTGGATGCCGTACTCAGGAAGCTGGAGCGCGGCCTCGATGTTGAAGACGTACTTCGCGATCACCTGCGCACCGGCCGCAGCGTTGAGGCGAACCGACAGGTCACCGCTGATGTAGTCGATGGTGTTGGTGAAACCACCACCGGGGGCACCCGTGTCACCGACCAGCAGGCCGTTGCGGTTGTCACGGACGACCTGGCTGCCGTCGGTGACGACCAGGGTGCCCGGGATGACCGGCTTGTAGTTCAGCCCGACGTTGAACTCCGCGGTGCCGGCAGCGCCGATGACCTCGTCGTCCACCTTCTCGCTAGAGAAGTTCTCGCTCCCGCGGAAGCCCTTGAGCGCGTCGAACATGATGGCACGGTTTGCCAGGTTGCCCTTCGAGCGCTCGGTGACCACGTCGAGGTAGTGGATTCGACCCAGCCGGTTGCTCATGGGCTGGACCGAGATGACCCGGTCCACGATGTCGTCGGCCTGAGCCGAAGCGATCAGAGCGAGCCCGTTCTTGACCCAGGCAGGCAGGGAAGCGCGGCTGGTCGCGTCCAGCAGCCCCTTCCCGTACATGTCCATGGTCTTGGACACGAAGTTCTCCATCAAGATGGCGGCCTTCGTGGACTTGATCGGGTCGAGCCCCTTGCTGGTGCCGACGCCCTCCATGATCTCCATGCAGTTCATCGGCTTGTTGAGGTCCAGGGCCGGCAACGTGAAGTTCTGGAAGCGCCGGACGCGCTCCTTGTGCTTCTGGACGATGGCTTCCTGGATGCTGTTGGCCTGGTTGGCCTGACTCTTCGTAGCGAGCATGTTAGTTCTCCTGCTCCTTGATCTGTTGCCGCTTGCTGTCCGCTACTGGCGCATACCGAGGCGGCGCTTGCGATGGGCGGCCACGCGGCTCGCCACGTCACCACTACCGACATCCGACGTTGGCCTGCCCAACGCCGAGGTAGATGCTTCGTTGAGGACCCCGGTCGGAGCGCCGGTCTGAACGGCGTTGCTACCGATGCCGTTGCCGCCGCCCTCGTTCAACCGGATCAGAGAGTGATCCGACGAAGGCGCGGGCGCAGGCTCCGGGGCGGGGCTGACCGACTCCACCAGCGACACCATGCTGTGGATCTGGTCGTTCAACTCTTCGATGGACTCGCACTTCGTGAGGGTGTTCTCGACCCGGCGAAGCTCAGGATAGCTCTCGAACGCCTCTGCCCGAGCGCGCTCCAGTTCAGCCTGACGGGTCGACTCGCGCAGACCCTTGATGACCTCAGCCTGCTCGGCCAGACGGTCCTCGTGCTGCGCAAGCTCCCGCTCCAAGAAGCGCTTCTGCTCGCGCAGATTCGCGATCTGGCGCAGAAGCTCCTCGTGACTCTCGTTCTTGCCGCCCGGCTTCTTGAGGTGCTTACCGTCGCCTTCCTCGGACGCCTGGTGGTAGGTGCCGGGCTTGACGCCGTCACTGGTCTCGCCGCGGTCGCCCTTGTCGGGCAGATCCGGCACCGAGTACTCCGGGCCGCCCTTGCCCTTGTACTGATCGCCCTTGACCGCGATGCCGGTGTCGCCACCGTGCCGCCCGCTCAAGCCCTCATGGACCGAAATGCCCTTGTCGATGATCTTACAGGGGTCGTACTTCCGTCCACGGGCGTCTTCCCAAACCTCGCTGTCGAGATCGACGCTCGCCTGTCCTTCGTCCAGCGCGTTGTGGATGATCTTACCCTTGTAGTCGGTGATCGACTCCAAGATGCCCTTGCCGTTGTAGAACTCGTAACGCTGCGGGGCCTGCGTGCGTTCGTTGAACCAGATGCGCACTGAACCAACGGCGCTCTCACCGAGGGTACGCGTCAGGACCAGGCTGTTCCGCTGCTTGGTGCGGCTGCGCCGCCCAGTGAAGGCTTCCATGTACGCCCCCTCCATGTCCATGTAGTCGCCCTCTTCCTCGGGCGGAGAGTCCAGACCGGGCTCACCCTGCATCCGAGCCAGAGCAGCGGCGTGCGGGTTCTCGCCGTCACCCGCCTCCATCTCAGGGTAACCCATCTCCATCTCGTAGTCGCCCTCGTACTCGTGGGGGCCGCCGCACGCCTCCATGTCCATGGGGCCGTCCATGTCCATGGGCTCCATACCCATCTCACCGAAGTAGTCATAGTCGATCCCGGCGGTCTCGTTCACATCGAGGTCGAGATCGAGGTCTTCTGGGTCCTCCAGGCTGGGCTTGTCCGAGATGGTAGGCGACGCCTTACCCGTCGGGCTGCCGCCAACCTCCTCGTCGTCGTCCGGGTTGGTGTCACCACCAGCCATGCTGCCGGGAGCGCTCTTGCCCGGGGCGTACTCCGAGATGCCGTGACGGGTCTTCATGTCTGCCTCCAGGATCGCTCGCCCCTGGCGGACCTTACCGACCGGGCGGACCGAAGCGTTGATGTTCTCGTGCGTCAGGACGCGATTCACGAACTTCGCAGCCTGCTTGGTGTTCTCAAACGACGAGTAAGCCAGGACACGGCTTCCCCGGTGGTGAGCCACCATACCGGCCTTACTGATGGCCGACAAGGCTTCATCGAGGTCACCGTGTTGGACCTCGACCACCGAGCCGCTGTAAGGGATGGCGACCTCGTCCTCCCAAGCGGTCTGCATACGCTCGAAAACCTCAACCCACTTGTCCTGCACCTTGTCCTGCACCGACTCGTAAGCGATGCGCTGCCGAGTAGGTGGAACACTCGTCGCAGCAGCGGGGCCCTCGGGCTGCTGGTAGCGTCCCATCATCCCAGCCATGCCTCCAATGTTCGGTGCCGGAACGGTGTCCGGTAGAGCGTCCGCTGCATCAGCCGCCACCGCGTTGCTGTCCGTGGCCTGCTGCTGCGCACTCACAGCGCCGCTCCCCAGGACCAACTTGTAGTGGTTCTCGGCCACCTGCTGTGCCGCGTCGAGGGTCGGGATCTTCGACCCTAGCCGCTGCGGGGGCAAGTTGTGAGGGTGCAGCCACACCTCCCATTGCCCAGTCGAACCCTGGTAAGCGCGGTAGTGCGCCGAGCCATCCTCGAACGCAAGCAGGTACCTGGAGTAGCCGCTAGGGGGCACATCAGCCTCGTCGGATTCGGTGATCTGGCACTTGCAGACGCCACCCTCACAGTCGATGAGGGACTGAACTGACTTGCGCGCGTCCTGCTCAGCGAGGATCGCAGCGCGCTCAACGTCTCCACCAGCACGCTCGTGCAAGCTCTTGACGTACTCGTCCAACTCGCGCTTGGCCTCAGCGATGAACTCGCGCAAGTCGTCAGGGGTGCCGGCCAGATCAACACCCTCGCGTAGCTTCTCGTCTGCCGGAACCTCAGCACCGGGCGTGGACTCGTCAATGACGCAGTCCCAGGTGATCGGCTCGAAGTCCTCTTGGACCTCATCGACGCCACCACGCTGCTGTACCGACCCGTTGCCGCGCGACGACAACCCGAACCGAGCGCGACATCGGATGTAGCCCTCCACGATCTTGCCCGCTGGTGTGGGCATGGTCTCGAACGTGATCCAGACCTCGCCGTTCTCGTCCGGCAGACTGGCTTCGGTGACCAAGATGGCACCGAGCGGCATCTGCGACTTCCCGTCATCCGGGTGTTCCAAGTGCCCGATGACAC